ACAGATTGATGCCACCATACGTCCGATGGTTGAAGTACAATCTGATGCTCTACCATGGGCAGAACCGGGTGCTAATACAGTACCAACCCCAACACCAGTGTCTAATACGGTTTCGTCTAACACTGTTTCTTCTAATACAACCCCAAGTGCCAACACATAATTCAAGGAGAATATATCATGGCTACTAATCCAGAACTAGACCCGATGCTTGCTGAAAACCAACAGGCTCAGGCTCAACAAGCACCTGACGTGACACTCACTGTTAATGTGAATGAACTTAACGTTATCATGGGCGGACTACAAGAACTTCCACACCGCGTGGTCGATCCTATCTTGAAGAAACTCTTCCAACAGGCTCAAGCACAGCTGGGTCAACCGCAAGGCTAATAAATGACTCTGCAGACCTCCGGGGCAATTACATTAGCTCAAATTCAAACTGAATTTGGCGGTAGCAACCCTATCGGACTAAATGAATATTATTCCGGAGGTTCTAATGTGCCGTCAGGTACATATAACTCATCTGATGTAGTAATCCCTACATCTGGTACAATCAGCTTTAGTAACTTCTACGGTGCTACTAAGTTCGTTGCAACCAATAGAAACTACACATCTGCAACTTCTGGGGCCACTGATACTATTCCGGCTGGAGCCCAGTTAGTTGTGATTGAAGCTATTGGTGCTTCGGGTGGCGGTGGTGGTGGTCTTGTTTTCGGTAAAGGCGGTACACTATATAGTGGTGGTGGCGGAGGCTCTGGGGGCCTTGCTCGCACCTCCATAGCAGTTAAAGCCAATGGTCGTACATTTACATACACTGTGGGTGGCGCAGGATCAGGAGGCGCTTATAACACTTCTGGTGTCGCGGGTGGCGCATCTACAGTAACAAGTGGGTCGATAGCGCTTACATCTATGTCCGCCGGTGGTGGTGGCGGGGGTGCGTCTGGCACTGCTGGCACTGGTGGTGGTGGTGGATCGGCGTCTGGTGGAACGGTTGTTAATACAACAGGGAATGCTGGAGCAACTGGAACCACCGCTGGGGCAGCCGCTGGTGGAGCTGGACTTGGTGGTAGCTATAATACTGGATCCGCTGGTGGCAACGGTGGGTACGGAGGCAATGCTGGTGCCGCTGGTGGTGATGGGAAGATATACTTCGCATATACATAATTTTTTGGTGATATATTATGATTGACTTTATTTTTAACCCTTCAACTGTTGCAGTTATAGGAGCATCCAACAACCCCGACAAATGGGGTAATTGGATAGCTGACGGTCTTTTGAAACACAAAGACAAGAGATCTGTGTATCTTGTAGACAAGAACAAATCCATAAAAGACTTGCCCAAAGCTTTAGACTTGGCTGTTATATGTGTAGCAGTCGATGAGGTAGAACCTGTTGTCGATCAACTATTAGAAATAAACACTAAAGCTATTATCTGCATAACTGCAGGTTTTAGTGAAAAAGGCAATGGCGAACTCGAGCAGCGTATAGTTGATAAAGCCAAGTCAAACGGCACAGTGTTCATTGGCCCCAACTGTGCAGGTATATGGGATGCTAACACACCAATAGATTGTCTTCCATTAGGAGAGTTCGTACCTGGTAATGTAGGAGTGATTTCTCAGAGCGGTGGTCTAGTTGTCGACCTTGCAGAAAGACTAAAACCTACTGGCATGGGGTTCTCTCGTGTTATCACTGTAGGCAATCAGAACGGTGTAGACCTCAAAGATATTATTCAAAGTTTTGATAATGATATCCATACTGAAATCATTGCCATGTATTACGAAGACGTAGACAAGATCCCTTTCGAGTATATCCAAACACTATCCAAGCCTCTAGTCTTATATGTTCCATGGGCAACACCTGCCGCTATTAGAGCAGCAAAGCGTCATACAGGTTCCAATCTTTCCATTGCATTGAATGTTGCAAGAAACATGATGGACTTTACGGCTGTAATTCAGTATATGAATTCTGATCAACCTAGATCAGCTGGAAAAAGAACAATGCTGGTAACCGATACGGGCGGATATGGAGTCATGCTATCAACATCAGCTGAATTTAATAGCTTGCTGATTGATGAGCCATCTGAACAGCTTGTATCAGAAATAGAGAGTGTGTTATCAAAAGAATCCACAGCTGCTAATCCAATCGACATGGTAGGAAGCTCGGCGGGGTTCACAAAAGATGCTGTAGAAGTTATGAAAATACTTCAACGATCAGAAGAGATTGATAACATCATAATGCATATTCATGTGGAAAGAGATACTGATCAGGACTATCTGTATGCGATAGAACTAGCAAAAGCTGTTTATGAAGGTGGTAAGCCTGTTATATTCACATGCTTCAACTATAACACAAGTGGCGTAAGAGCTCTTCTCAAAAACAGAATGGTTGTTTGTAGAGACCCTGATGTTGCAACTATATTAATGAACAATGTATGCAACTAGTTGATGATATAGTTACAGGCGATAATATGTTTACAGCTGATGAGATGTTAAAACTTACGGGGCTGTGCGAAGAAAGAATTGCTATAGATGGTGCACCAGATCTGACAGACACGGAAGTGTCTAATCTTTCATATGATGGTTTCTGTTGCTTTATTAAAAAAGATTTAGAAAGACAATTCATATTCAATAGATTCGGTGAATATGCAAAGCAGATAAACGATAGTTACTTTGGCTTCGATATAACGTCAGCGCTACCACAAGGTGTTCTCTATTCGAAGTACGATGCACCTGGGCGCCATATAGGGTGGCATACGGACAAAAAGGAACATTCGAAGAGCGTTGCGTCTAACCTGATTCGTAAAATGGTTGTGGTCCTACAGCTATCGGATCCATCAGAATACGAGGGTTGTGATATCGAAGTGATGACTGACCAAGGTCTTCGCAAGGTTCCAAAAGGTAAAGGAACTTTTTATAGTATCCCAGGCTACGTGCCCCACCAAGTGACCCCACTCATATCAGGAGAGAGAAAAGCCCTGATCATGTGGTTTATTGGTCCCCCATTCAAATAGAGGTTTTATGCTAGACGAAGCAATTGGCAATAGTCCTTACGAACACTTTTATCTACTCAAAGAAACTCGAGATAGAACGATATCCCTCAGAGAGATTATGAGTGGTATTATCAAACCTGGGATGTCTGTATTGGACCTAGGCACTGGCGCGCTAGGTAATCTAGCTATTATGGCTGCCAAGATGGGGGCCACTAGAGTTGTTGGTGTCGACCATGGCAACGTAAACATAGCTCGCGAGATTGCAAAAGAAAACAATGTTGACGTAGAGTTCATCCAACAAGACTTCAAAGATCTAGATCTTAACGGGGAAACGTTCGACGTTATTTTAGGTATGATCTATGTCCATGAGCCCTGGTTCAACGATGGCCAGCAAACTAGCTTCAAGAAGTGTGTTGAGAAGTTCGGACATGAGAATACAATCCTTGCTCCTGATCATGTAGAGTATACAGGGACTGGTTGTGGGTTTGGTACTATCAACGCACAGGGTCTGTATGATGACATCTCTCTTGTAGAAGAAGACAGTGGTATCACCTTAAACTATCTACGTAATCCAGACAACTTCTACTATAAGAAGTTTCTGATGTCCTCTCTGATGCCAAGAGCTATTGGCGATGTTGTCAAAGAGTTTGCGGTGCATGAAGCATTAACTGAGCCTGTTAGACTTGCTTACCTCGACTACACTTTGGAGCATGCACTAGAAGAGAGGCCGAAGACACTCCAACTTAAAGTAATTGAGGACGGATGGCTGACGGCCATCAAGTGGGATATGGCTATCATGCATAAGGATAAACTCATTCGAAAAGCAGGCCACCCAAGTCAGATACTGAACCCTAAGAAAGTCGTAAAGGGTGAGGTGGTCACTATAAGTATTCCTCAGGATACAAGTGCGTGGATTATGAGTAATGGGAAAGTGTCTATATGTGGCTGATTGATGATTTCAGAGACTTCGAGTATTGCAAAAGACTGTTCGGAGAGAATACAGTCACAATTGGCGAGATTCAAGGCTACACATTTAAGAGATGTAACGACAAATGTTCATCCTACTATGGCTTGTTCGATGGAGACACCCTTGTAGCCTACAACTGGCTGATGGTCTTCAAACAGTCAATGGTTCGTGGCCACGAGTTTCATGTCAAAGATGAGCTGATGGGCAAAGGTATCGGTCGCGAAATATACCTGTATCATATTCTCCAAGAGAAGAAAATACTTGTTTCAGACAGAACCCATACCAAATTCACTGGCAAGTTGTGGGCAAAGCTCGAAACTATTCCTGAAGTAGAAGTGATGATGTATAATGCCTCTACAACCGAGATACTGCCACTCGACAGAAACGAAGTATACAATAACAGCCATATGCACTTTTTAGCAAGAGCAAGATGAAGACGATCACCTTAATGTTGTCTGCAGGACGCTCTGGTACAAACAAGTTGGCAACTCTTATGTCAACTGTTCCAGATGTGTATGCCGAACACGAAGGAGATCCTGGCTTCCATACTGTAAGAGTTGCCAACTTACAAGATCCTTCTATAGGCAAAGCCTTTGTAAAAAACAAAATTGAGTTCTTTAATTCAAAACCACAAACCCACTGTGTTCATACAGGACATATGGTAGGAGAAGGTTTCATTGAGCACTTCCTCGATCAGGGTATCACTCCTAACATCATAGTGCTAAGAAGACCTATGCGTGAAGTCGCATTGAGTATGTTTAACTTAAAGTGGATCCCAGGTCGCCATGAACTGATCAGAGGCTGGTACAGTGGGCCAGATGAACCTAGCGTATTGCCATACAAGGATTGGGAAACAGCTCATAACTATCAGCTATGCTATTGGTGGTGTTTAGACACTGAGCGTAGAATCAGACACTATGCACCGATCCTAAAGCAAGCTGGTTGTAAGATATACGAGACTTCGTTGGATCAGATACTGGATCTAACCCAGTTCAATAAGCTACTGTCGTTCTTTGGTATGGAAAACGTCGAATCAATCACGAAGGAAAAGGTAAATCAGTTTGAGCAAATTGGCAGAGCCGAGTTCAATCAAAATATACCGGATAGTTTTCTTGACGAGCTAGAAGCAGAGGTATTGGAAAACATACCTGCTGAGTTCCGAGATTATATTGTGAAAACAAACACAATCACCATTCAAGACTTAACCGCATCGGAGGCTTTTAGAGCTACATTTGATGTGACGCTCAATACTATTGAAGCTCTTGCATACTATAAACAGATACAAGAAGATGGTGTACTGAGCGCAAAGGTCAGACCAAAGAGGTTTGAGATATGAAATCAGCTCTCTTGCAAATCAAGTACACAGGTTTCACGGTTCACATTTGCGCCAGAAGAGATGGTGATTTTAAGCACTGGATACCCGACACAGGAGATTACGAAAAGAACTTATTCTTCACATATCTCTATAGAGGCGAGATGAGAGAACATCGTGCTGATAACAACGAGCTGTCGGGAGTTGTTACAGGTGAGACATATGTCAATACAAATGTACATTTAACGTATCCAACAATCGAGTATTATGTTGGCGATAGTGTATGGCTTTGCTTCTCTAGCTACCAACCATTTGTTGCAGAGTATAAGAGGTTAAAAGGAGACATTGTTGTGCCCCCTAATACCGGTGTATACAACATACTCGGAATGTTCACATTTGAAGAAGCAGATGTCAAAGCACTCTATTATATAGCCCCTAGAGACTATGAATATACAATCAGCGGTGATGCTAAGCTAGCATTTATAAAGCTGGGTGATTTTGTTAACAGACCGAAGAAGTTACTCTACTAGTTCTTTGAATTCGAGCATGCTGCTAGCTTCGAGCATTTCAACTGAGGTTGCTACTTGATCGCATACTTCGTAGTTATCGTAGTATTCTTTCCATGTTATGATAGGAAAGTCGGTGAATGTATACTGAGTGAAGTCTGTACCAAATGCCCATGTACTTAGGTTTTCAAATACCTCGGGGTACACATTTACATCTGGATATATAAGATTAGCATACGGTATGTTGTTATCATCCAAGATCTGCTTGCAGTCAAATATAGCCTGAAGTGCTTCGGGAGTTGTAACTCCGAAGTATATACGAACATCGTCAATTTTTACTAAGTTTGACATACTTACTCCTATGAACTGCATTCTACCATATTTATACTGTAACTAGATATCTGAATGACTATTCATTAGGACATAAGTCATTATAACACAATTATTGATTGTTGTACATACAAAAATTAGGCCCATTTGCGGCCATTTTTAGAACTGTATTTGGTTTCAGGATCATACATCTTAAAATCATCGTACCGAGGATCACCCGGTTCGGCCCTTTTACCAACACTATAGTCCCCGATATGATTGACTATATTGCTTCCATCAAAAGACTTTAACTTACATGTCTTCATACCAAGTGACTGCAGAGATTTAGCAACCACATATTCGCTAAGATTCTTTTCTCCGACAATATCCGTATGGTTGATATCTACGAGATCTCTCCGGAAGATACTTGACAAACTCCAGAAATAAGCTTCTGATAACTCACCTCTGTAGTTTCCTAGTAATATATCATCTTCTAGGGCTTGTGTTTCTTCCTCGTATTCATACCACTTCTGTCTTGTCAAACATACTTGAGAAAACATCGGATTGTTTGACGCGATCTCGATCATATCAAGCATCTTGATAGGTTGGGTAAATGTGACGTCATCCTCTGATAGGTACACATAGTCACAATCTTTTTGCTTTAACAGTTCGAACGTCGTACGCCATGTCTGAGGAAGACCTAAATTCTCAGGTCTGAGTATAATATCAGTATAACCAAAGCTTTTTACTAATTCGAATAAGGTACCGTCATGACGGCCTTTTGGCATATCATCAATAAAGATGCCTTCTACCTCACATCCAGTAAAATCTAACATACTTCTTTGTGACTTCAGGGTAGGAATCAGGTATTCGAGGCGGTTAGTCGACCATAATACTTTACAAACTTTCATCATACTTACTCCGTGTCAAAGAAAAACGTCTGGAAAAGACGTCCATCATAAAGATCTTTACCAAAATAGTCAAGGCTTGCATGGAATAGGTCACCACGATAAATGACTAAACGGTTGTACTTATTACCTACTATATCGATCTTATCCCATTTAGTATAGTCATACGACTCATGTTCATTGTGGGGTGCTCGATATTCTCCGGTTTCTTTGTGTCTGAACATTCCGGTCCCGGCCGTGTGTGGAGCATCAGGTGACAGGTAACACACTCCAGCCCACATGCTAGTGTGGTCACAATGGATCCATGTCCTATCAAATGCCGTTGTATACTGGAAAGCTCCGCTATAACCAGAATATTCATGCCAGGTTGTAATATTGCCTACTGGATTCATCCAATGTTGGATGGATGACTTGACGTCTTCTGTCAAGAATGGAACAGTTCTTTTGCCGGGATAGCTGCCGATAACATCGAACTCTAATGTAAGAGCAGCCGCTCTGACTGCATCCGGGTTGTTATAAAAATTGTCAATAATCATTAGATCTAAGTTCATAATATCCTCACGTGTACTATATGATGTTTGTATTTATAAGCTATATAAATAACTAGAGCATAAATAGAATGAAAAGAGGTTACTATGGCTGCGCCAACAACAAAATCTGAGTTCAAAGAATATTGCTTACGCAAACTAGGCAAGCCAGTAATCGAGATCAACGTCGATGATGATCAGGTTGATGATCGTATTGACGAGGCTCTTCGTTACTACTACGATTATCACTTTGATGGTTCAGACAAGATCTATTACAAGCATGCTGTGACTGAAACAGATGTTACCAATAAGTACATCACGCTGCCAGAAAATATCATTGGTGCAGTTAGTGTTTTTTCAATCGGTGATCCTTCGGTTCGTGCAGATGACCTCTTTAATATCCGTTATCAGATCGCTCTGAACGATCTTTATACCCTGACAAACGTCTCGGTTGTTCCATACTATATGGTTATGGAACACCTAGCACTTCTGACTGAGATGCTGGTCGGAAAGGTGCCTATCAGATATACGCGCCATAAAAATAGATTGTACATTGATACCGACTGGGGCAACCTAGCAGTCGGATCGTTTCTTGTTATAGAAGCATACGAGATCGTAGACCCATTGGTATACAATGATGCATGGAATGACCGCTGGTTGCAAAACTATGCAACTGCTCTTATCAAGAGACAGTGGGGATCAAACCTGACCAAGTTCACCGGCATGAATCTGCCTGGTGGTGTACAGTTCAATGGCGAAAAGATCTATAATGATGCTGTTGATGAAATCACTAAGATGGAAACAGAGATGATCTCTGGTTATTCTCTTCCCGTCTTGGATATGATTGGATAATCTGTGTCAACAAATTTCTATTTCAATAATTTCAGTAATAGCCAAGAGCAGCTATTAATAGAAGATCTAGTCCTAGAGTCTATTAAGATCTATGGCCATGACATGTTTTATTGTCCTAGAACACTTATAGCCAAAGATGATATCTACGGTGAAGATTCTCTATCTGAATATAATAGTGCTTATCAGATAGACCTATACATTAAGAGTTACGACTCGTATGAAGGCGATGGTTCGTTTCTATCTAAGTTCAACCTAGAGATTAGAGACCAGATGACAATTACTGTCTCTGTTCGTAACTTTATGAATGAAATTGGCAACAGTGTTATGATTGATCGCCCACAAGAAGGCGATCTGATTTATATTCCCATGGTCGATCGTATCATGGTCATCAAGTATGTAAATAAGAACGCAGTCTTTTATCAGATGGGCGCGATTCAAATGTACGATCTTACTTGTGAAATATACGAGTACAGTTCCGAGCGTCTTAGAACTGGTATCGCTGCTATCGATAATATCGAGCAAGAACGCAGTCTTGATTTGGGAATCTGGGGAATCCTTACAAACGATAACTATTTCATAACAGATAACGATGGATACGAGATCATCCAGGGCAACTATAGTTTTGAGCAACAAGCAACGGATGCGTTTGAGGACAACACCGAGTTCCAGCTGGAAGGCGAGGAGATTCTCGATTGGAGCCAGGTAGATCCATTCTCAGAAGGCGAAGTATAATGTTTGGTAGTACATTTTCTCACGATATTTTAAGAAAATATGTCATCCTATTTGGAACGCTCTTTAATAATATCTACATTAATCGCCAAGATAATACCGGTAAAACGCAACAGACTATTAAAGTTCCGTTATCATATGGTCCAAAAGAAAAGTATCTTGCTCGACTTGAAGGCAACCCGGATCTAGACAATAAGATTGCTATGACGGTTCCTCGCATCGCATTTGAGATGACATCGTTTCAATACGATCCAGAACGAAAGTTAAATACACTGAACCGTAAGGTTAAGGATAACAAATATCAATATCAACCGGTTCCGTACAATATTACGTTTCAGTTATCCATCTTGGTCAAGAACGCAGATGACGGAACAAAGATTGTAGAACAGATTTTACCGTACTTCACTCCAGAGTGGACAGCATCTGTCCACCTTATTCCTGATATGGAAGATGATCCGTGGGATATTCCTATTATTATGAATAGTATCTCTTCAGAAGATACATATGAAGGCAACTTTGAAACACGTCGTGCTATTATCTGGACGCTAGACTTTACGCTAAAAGGTTATGTGTTCGGCCCATCTAAAAGAATCGGCTCAGGTACTGGTCTCGATGGTGGAGTCATTAAATACGTTGACGTTAACTTTAGACCGACAGCAAATGTCACAACGGCTAATACCACAAATACCTCGGCCACTGAAACAGTACATGTTTATCCTGGCCTTACCGCAAACGGTGAACCAACATCTAACGGTGCTGCGTCTATTAACTGGACATTAATTGAAGCAACAGATAACTATGGATTTGTTCATGAGTTCGAAAGTAATGTGTAATGAAAAAGTTAAATAGCATTTTAAACATCCAACCGGATGATACTAGACAGTTTCTTCCAATGGTACAAGATAAGCCAGAAGATCCTACAATACAAAATGACTTTGACTATGCCCGTGAGAATCTTATGGATGTAATAGGCAAAGGCCAAGAGGCATTGTTTGACCTAATGGATGTAGCCAGACAGTCACAACATCCTAGAGCATATGAAGTGCTTTCAACCATGATGAATACTCTGGTAGGTGCCAACAAGGATCTTTTAGACCTGCAAGCCAAGAAGAAAAAACTTCTTGAGACAGAGCCAGAGGCAAACAACCAACAAGTAACTAATAATCTCTTTGTCGGATCTACTGCCGAACTTCAAAAGATGATCGATCAAAGAAGAAATAATAGCGACGATGCTTGATAAGCTCAAAAAGGCTTTTGATAAGGGATACAACGGTAACCCTCTTCTTAAAAAAGCCAGGAAAAAAATAGAATGGACAGCCGAACAGGTTGAAGAGTGGCTTAGATGTGCCGATGATCCGATCTATTTTGCTGAACGTTATATCAAGATTGTCCACGTTGACCGCGGATTAATTCCGATAGTTCTCTACGATTATCAAAAAGAAATTATTGATAAACTTACAAACAACCGTCGTGTTACCGTAGTTACCAGTCGTCAGGCGGGTAAGACTACTACGGCAGCTGCGGTTATCCTACATTATATTCTTTTCAATGAGCATAAGACAGTAGCTCTGCTTGCCAATAAAGGCGATGCAGCTCGAGAAATCCTGGATCGTGTAAAGTTATCGTACGAATCTCTTCCTGACTGGTTGCAGCAGGGTGTTGTTGAATGGAACAAAGGTTCGATCGAACTTGAGAATGGTTGTAAGGTTATTGCTGCTGCAACAAGTTCGTCAGCCATTCGTGGTAAGTCTATCTCGCTACTATACATTGACGAAGCTGCGTTCGTTGAGAACTGGGATGAGTTTTTTGCCTCGGTTTTCCCTACAATTTCATCTGGTGAAACAACCAAGATTCTGTTCACCTCGACGCCGAATGGTCTGAATCACTTCTATAAGACTTGTACTGGTGCCAAAGAAGGTACCAACGGATATCAGTATGTCGAGGTTCCTTGGCAGATGGTTCCTGGCCGTAACGAGGCATGGAAACAAGAAACACTTGGAGCTATGGACTTTGACTACGAGAAGTTTGCTCAGGAATTTGAGTGCGCATGGCTTGGTTCATCTGGCACACTGATCTCTGGTGCCGTTCTTAAGACACTGACTGCACAACGTCCTTTATCATCGACTGATGGTTTGACAACATATTTCCTTCCTGAGAAAGACCACCGTTATGTTATGACATGTGACGTATCTCACGGTAAAGGACTTGACTACTCTGCATTCCAGGTGATCGATGTAACAACAATGCCATACAACCAGGTATGCGTCTACAAGAGCAATGTTACACCTCCTGCCGAGTATACGCAAACAATCCACCAGACCTCTTTACAATATAACAATGCTGTAATCCTTGTCGAAATTAATGATATTGGAATAACAGTTGCTGATGCATTGTACATTGACTACGAGTCTGATAACCTAATCTTTACCGAGAAGGCAGGACCTAAAGGCAAAAGAATCTCTGCCGGTTTTAATAAGAATGCTGAACGTGGACTAAAACAGACTGCAGTAACTAAGACAATTGGTTGCTCGTTGCTTAAACTTCTTGTTGAGCAATATCAGCTGGTCATTAACGATCATGATACTATATACGAACTATCCAGATTCTCAAAGAAAAATGCTTCGTACGAAGCAGAACCTGGTGCACATGACGACCTTGTTATGGCATTAGTATTGTTTGCATGGATGTCAAATCAACAATATTTCAAAGACTTTACAGATATTAATACGCTTCTAAGACTGAGAAATAGAACAGACGAAGATCTTGATAATGAGATGTTCTCATTCTTCATGGATAATGGAAGAGAATTGATCGAGCCAGATGGAATAGAGGTCATTGACATGTCTCAGCAGTGGAATCCCGAGTTCAAGGGTCTATTTGCGTAATCTGGTTAAATTATAAATAAAAGAAAAAGTACTGGTTAAACACCTTCGATTAAGGGAGATTACAATGGCGTTTCAAGTCAGCCCTGGAATTAACATTTCCGAGATTGATCTTACAACAACAATTCCGGCTTTAGCAACCACGGTTGGTGCTATTGGTGGAGTATTTCGTTGGGGTCCTGTCGGCAAGTTCATTCTTGTAGATTCAGAAAATACTCTGGCCGCCCGATACGGCATGCCTACAAATAATAACTACGAAACATTTTATACTGCTGCTAACTTCCTTGCATATGGTAATGCTCTTTATGTAAGTCGTGCTGCTGTAACAACCGGTTTCTCGAACACTGTTGCAGCTGCTTCAGCAAATCTTAATAGCAATACAACAGTTATCCTAACTGGTAATTCTTATGGTGTTGCTGCGGGTCATGCTGTATTCGGTGCTGGTATTCCGAATGGAACCTTTGTTGTTTCGGCAACCTCGACCGGTGTATCAAATACCACTGTTATTCTGTCTGCTAATGCCACATCTTCTACAGATGCTCAACTCAACTTCTTTGCAAATACTCTTGCTTTCAATGCTGTTGCTAATAGCGGTGTTGTTGCTCTTGCAAATTGCATTGTCAAGAATGCGGATGACTTTGAAGATAAAGGTCCTGCAAATGCTACGTTTGTAAATACGCAATTTGTAGCTCGTTATCCAGGCGATCTTGGCAACTCACTCCGTGTTTCAATGTGTGATTCTGTAAATCAGTATTCACGCTCAATTGATATGTTCAGCAATACCTCAGTTGGCGGTGTTGCAACAGACTACAAACTAGCACAGCTTTCTAATGCTGCTATTAGCATCAACGTCAACTCAAGTGTTGCTAACGTTGTACTTACGTGGGTTGAACCAGGTGTTGGTGGTGGTAATCTTACCTATGCCGAAGCCAAAACAGCTGCCAATACTATTCTTCAGTCACTCTCTGTTGGCGACTACATTGAACTTGGTAATAGTACAGTTGGTACACAGACACTTAAGATTAAATCACTTCCGCTAATAACATCTGAAGACACCTCAAGTCTTGCATTCTTTGATATTACGTTTGAAGATACTTGGAATCGTGCTTCTAACTTCTCAGCGAACACAATTACTCGTAAGTGGGAATTCTACAATACTGTTGCAACAGCACCAGGAACATCGCGTTATCTTTCAGATCGTGGTCTGACTACAGTCGATCAGGTAAGTGCTGTGGTTGTAGACGAAGATGGTATGTTCAGCGGAACTCCAGGAACAGTTCTTGAGGTTTACGAGAATCTATCACGTGCTACAGATGCAATCGGTGAAGATGGTACAACTGCATTCTACAAGACTGTTATCAATGATAACTCACGTTACGTATGGGCAACCAACGACCGTAGTGATGCTACAACTAACACTGCTGCATTACTTGCAAACTCAACAACTTCACTTCCATTTTCCGAATCATTCATCGGTGGACGTGATGGTATAACAGAAAGCACTGCTACGGTAGCTGCTCTTGCAAATGCGTATGACCTTTTTGCTGATGCATCATCGGTTGATGTATCACTGATTATGGCTGGTAAGGCAACAGGTCAATCAAACGGCGCACAACTTGCTAACTATCTGATCGACAACATCGCAGATGTTCGTAAAGATTGTGTAGTGTTTATTTCGCCTGATAAGAATGATGTTGTTGGAGCAAATACCGAAGGTTCACAAGCTTCAAACATCGTAACATTCCGTCAGAATGTACGTAACAGCTCGTATGCATTCATCGATTCCGGTTACAAGTACCAGTACGATAAGTACAACGATGTATATCGCTATGTTCCACTGAACGGTGATATTGCAGGTCTGACAGCTCGTTCAGATGATCTTCGTGATCCTTGGTTCTCGCCTGCTGGCTATAACCGTGGTCAAATCAAGAATCTTGTTAAGCTGGCATATAGCCCAAATAAGACAGATCGCGATCTTCTGTACAAGAATGACGTTAACCCAGTAATTACACAACCAGGCCAAGGAACAGTTCTGTTCGGTGATAAGACGGCACTCGGCCGTCCAAGCGCATTCGATCGTATCAACGTACGTCGTCTGTTCATCGTCCTAGAAAAGACCATTGCTACTGCTGCAAATCAGATGCTCTTCGAATTCAACGACGAGTTCACAAGAGCGCAGTTCCTTAACCTGATTGAACCATTCCTCCGTGATGTTCAAGGCCGTCGTGGTATCACTGACTTCCGTGTTGTTTGTGACGAAACAAATAATACTCCAGAAGTTATCGATACAAACCGCTTTGTTGGTGACATCTACATCAAGCCTGCTAAGAGCATCAACTTCATCCAGTTGAACTTCGTAGCTGTTCGCTCGGGTGTAGAGTTCAATGAAGTTGTTGGCCAGTTCTAATAAATAAAAGAAACTAGGAGGAAAAGCAAATGGCTTTTAATATTAATGAGATGAGAAGCCAACTGGTCTACGGTGGTGCTCGTCAGAATCTATTCCAGGTGCGTATCAACAACCCTGCGAATGCTTCTGGAGATCTCAAGACACCATTTATGGTTCAAGCTGCCCAGATTCCGGAATCACAACTCGGTGTGATTCCAGTGTTTTACTTCGGCCGTCAGATGAAGCTGGCCGGAGACAGAACATTCGGTGACTGGACAGTAACGATTATTAACGATGAAGATTTCTTGATCCGTAACGCAATGGAAGAGTGGTCAAACCGCATCAACCGTCTTGAGCGTAACGTTCGTGAAATCAATCGTTATAAGTCTAACGCTACTGTAATTCAATATTCTAAGGATGGTTCGCCAATCCGTGAATATAAGTTCGATGGAATCTTTCCAAGCGTTATCTCACCGATCGAAATGGATTGGGCAAATACCGACCAGATCGAATCATTCCAGGTTACGTTCTCATACGACTACTGGACAGTAAGTGGTGGAACTACAGATAGGGCCGGGGGCGCCTGATAAATAAGGGGTAACCATCCCCCTTATTTTTTTGTTATTTAAATTGGAGAACCCATGGCCGAATTATTTGGTTTTGAAATCAAGAAAAAAGTTGAACCGATCGACATTCCTTCGTTCACACCCAAAGCTACCGATGATGGTGCAATGGTTGTGGCCGAAGGCGGTGTCTATGGTACATTCGTTGATCTTGACGGTGCAGTTCGTACAGAAGCAGAGTTAGTCAATAAGTATCGTGAAGTTGCAATGCATCCAGAGGTCGAGATGGCCATCGATGATATTGTCAACGAAGCTATCGTAGCAGATCCTAAGAAATCGATCGTCAGTCTTAATCTAGATGACCTTGAGCAACCCGATAAAATTAAAAAGTTAATTCAAGAAGAGTTCGATAATGTTGTCGACCTTCTAGAGTTTAACCAATACGCGTACGAGATCTTTAAGAAGTGGTACGTTGACGGGCGTCTAATCTATCATGCTATGATCGATGAGACTAACCCTCGTGAGGGTATCAAAGAACTTCGTTACGTAGATCCGCGCAAGATCCGTAAAGTTCGTACCGTCAAGAAAAGAAAAGTTTCAACTACATCCAATGTAACCGTTCCACAAGCTAGTAGCGAATTTTACATTTATAACGAAAAAGGTTTTGCAAAGACCGCTGGCGTTCCTAATAACGTAGCTCCTTTCCAAGATACCGGTGCACAAGGCCTTAAGATTGCCATAGACTCTATTGTCAATGTGTCATCTGGTCTTGTAAACGTCAATGGTGACCTTGTTATTGGTTACCTGCAAAAAGCTATCAAACCGTTAAACATGTTGAAAGCGATGGAAGACTCATTGGTCATCTATCGTATCTCACGTGCACCTGAACGTCGTATCTTCTACATCGATGTCGGTAATCTTCCTAAGCCGAAGGCTGAACAATATCTTCGTGACGTAATGACACGATTCAAGAACAAGGTCGTATACGACTCGGCTACCGGTGAAATCCGTGATGACCGCAAACACATGACCATGCTAGAGGATTTCTGGCTTCCACGTCGTGAAGGCGGTAAGGGAACAGAAATCACTACCCTCCCGGGCGGCCAGAACCTTGGTCAGATGGATGACGTTACATACTTCCAGAATAAACTCTATAAGTCGTTGAACGTTCCTATTGGTCGTATGGATCCATCTGCACAGTACAGCTTCGGCCGTGCTACAGAGATTACACGTGATGAGGTTAAGTTCGCCAAGTTTATTACTCGCCTAAGAATGCGTTTCTCTGATCTGTTTACCAGAATCCTTGAGAAGCAACTTATCCTTAAGGGTGTTATCACCTCAGAAGACTGGGCCGAGTTCAAAACAAACTTTAAGTTTGAGTATGCCGAAGACAATCACTTTGCAGAACTACGTAACACCGAGATCCTTCGTGATCGTGTATCGATGCTTCGTGATGTGGATGATTACGCCAGCAAATACTTCTCACACGAGTGGATTCGTCGCAACGTTCTTTATCAGACAGATGAAGATATGGAAGAGATTGATAAGCAAATTGCAGATGAAGTAAATAACCCACAATATAACCAACCAGAACTAGGACCTGATGGACAACCTGTTCCTGGTGCAGGCATGCAGCCAGATGACGCTGGAACTCCTCCTAGCGAACCTGCTGTAAACCCACCTAAGGATGCAGACTTCGGTCCTGCTGTTCCTGATGTGGTGAAGAAACCTGCTTGATTATAAATAAAAGAAAATTGGAGAAAAATTATGCCAAACATTGAAGATCTTATCGATTCCGGACTGGACCAACAACCAACCAAGTTTGCTTCGGTATTTAACGACATTATGGGCCAAAAAGCTCTCGAAGCTTTAGACTCTATGCGCACAGGTATAGCGCAGAGTATCTATGCTGGAGACGAAGAAGAGTTAGAACCAGAAGATCAAGACGACGATCTCGATGATGACATCGATGAGGACGAGTTTGATGATGTCGACGATCTAGACCTGGAAGACGAAGATTTACAATTTGATGACTCAGATTTAGAAGGACTGGACGACGATGGCGAAGACGCTTAAGGATTTTCTAGAAGGTTACTTGAAGGTAAAGTCTGCCGATGAACAAAAGTTTATCGACAAGCACGTTACTGCCAAGACTGCCGACCGCAACGGAAATGGTGACGATGTCTTTAATGGCAACACCAAGACCATCGACCGTCGTAAAAGTCGTAAGGGCTATAACCCTGGCGAAGACGAAAAAGTCTATGAAGCTCTTAAGGGCAATCAGCACAAGATCGATGCCAACAAGAATGGCAAGGTTGATGCTCATGACTTTAAACTTCTTCGTGGTAAGAAGAAAGTTGCTGAGGAAGCTGAAGAACTCGATGAAGTCTCGGCCGCGGCTAAGGATTCATATGCTCAGAAGGCTGGTAAGCAACTTCCAGATCTCTTTAAAAAGAGCGGTAAAAGTGCTGACGACGCTCGCAAGTACTATAATCGTAAGAATACGGTTCGCAAGATTGCCAACGAAGAAGTTGAAGAGCTTGATGAACTTTCGACTGAAAAATTAGTTGACTATCGTAAAAAAGCCAAGGCAGGTGATATTCCGGTTCGTCGTGGTGTAGGTATCGATACAGCAGATGAAAAGATCAAAAAGAAAACTGGCGTCTATAATCCTGGCCTTATTCAGCGTGCCAAAGCAAAACTTCGTAATGAAGAAGTTGAGCTTGACGAGAAGCTGACTGCTAAGACTCCAATGGGGAAATATATCAAGGACTTCACGAAGTCTGATGCTCCTCAGTTCAAGGGCAAGTCACCTGCAAAGCGCCGTGTAATGGCGATCGCTGCTAAGTTGACTGCTGAACGCGGTGGTAAGCCACTCAACAAAGAAGAGCGCCTTCAAGATCGTCTAAGCGATATCTCAGAATCACATCAGAGAGTTATGTTAAACGTATTTGAGAAGCTTAACGAAGACAACAAGACAAAGTTCATGACAGCATGTGCAACACCTGAAGGTGTAGAACAAATGCTAGACTTTGCTATCACGTATAGAGGTGAATAATGGCTGTATCAATTTCTAGTAGAAAAAATACATCGTTTGTTGTTCACGTATCCGCTGCAAACTCTGGCAATATTATATTGTCTGGTAATAGCACGACAACAAACGTTAATGGCACATCAACCTGTGTAGCTATTGGTGACGAGATCCT